ATATCCGACATGAGAGGTATGAATACTTCTCTGGTAAAGCTGATCCTGATGTGTATGTTGATAATCCTTTCCCTAAGAAAATTAGAGATAAAGATACGATGCAAAAGTACTTAGATGCTGATGATAAACTGTCTAATGCATCTTTAAAGTTAGATTATTATGACACAATGTTAGTGTACCTAGAAAGTATTTTAAAACAAATCACTAATCGAACGTATCAAATAAAAAATGCAATAGAATTTATGAGATTCAATAGTGGTTTAGGATAATGAAAATTCAAACTTTACCACTTTTTGCATCTTATATTACTTTATTGGATTTAACTTACAATCCAAAAGAATTAACAAATAAAAAAATATCATTCAAATCTAGGATTAATACAAATCTTTTGGAAAAAGGAGATAGTTTAATTAGTGAAGATTTAAGAATTTTAGAAAAATTTCCTAAAACTAAAAAAGTTTTATTGGATTCTTTTAAAGAAGTTACTGAAAACTTTGATTATGATAATGATTTTCAAATATCAACTTCATGGATGACTTTTGCTAATAAAGGTCAGAGTTGTGGGAAACATTATCATAAAAACAGTTTCTATAGTGGGATTTATTATTTTGGTAATTATAATGATAATTGTGGAAAAATAGTATTTCAAACTCCTATAGGACAATTTTCAAATTTTGAGATTGTTCCTAAAAACGATACAATAAAAAATTGTAGTAGTTGGTCGATTACACCCAGGCATAATCTATTAATATTTTTTCCTAGTTATCTTAATCATTGGATAGAATATCATAATGATGATACAGCAAGATATTCACTTGCCTTTAATATTGTCCCTACAGGAGAATATGGATATCATGATTCCTCATATAATACTTCTTGGTTTAAGTAAATAAATAGACATAATTGAACCTTATGTTATGTCTCATTTGACTATAGAGAAGGTAAATGAAGTATATTTAAAAATTAATACTGAACCACATGTAGAGCATGAACTGAAAGATAGATTTACTTTCGCTATTGAAGGTGCAAAATTCATGCCCCAGTACAGAAATAAGTACTGGGATGGATATGTGCATTTATTTAATCTTAAAACCAAAAGAATATATTGTGGGTTATTAGATAAGGTTATTGCTTTTTGTGAGAATGCAGGATATAGTTATAATTTTGTAGAGAATAAATTTTATGGATTACCCTTTGAAATAAATGAGTTTGTTAGTAAAGAAGGTGTAAAGGATTTCATGAAATCTTTATCACCAGAAATTACACCAAGAGACTATCAGATTGATGGTGTCTATGATGCACTAAGATATAATAGAAAACTCCTCATCAGTCCAACTGGTTCAGGTAAGTCATTTATGATTTACTCTGTTGTCAGATATCATGTTGCAAAGGGTAGGAAAATCTTACTGATTGTCCCAACTACTTCACTTGTTGAACAGATGTATAAGGACTTCTCTTCTTATGGATGGGATGCAGAGAATCATTGTCATAGGATATACGCAGGAAGAGAAAGAGTTAATACCAATGAAGTTACTATTACTACCTGGCAAAGTGTTTATCAGTTGGATAAGAAGTTCTTTGAAGAATATGATGTGGTGATTGGTGATGAAGCACATTTATTCAAAAGCAAGTCCTTGGTTAGTATCATGGACAAGTTACATCATGCTAAGTATAGATATGGATTTACTGGAACATTAGACGGCTCACAGACCCATAAATGGGTGTTAGAAGGATTGTTTGGACCATCATATAAAGTTACTCAAACTAAAAAATTACAAGATGAAGGTTATCTTGCATCTCTTGATATCCAGTGTTTAGTTCTTAAGTATAAACCAAAAAAGTTTAATACTTATGAAGATGAAATTCAATATTTAATTGGTCATGAAAAAAGAAATAATTTTATTTCAAATCTTACTGTAAATACGAAAGGTAATACTCTTGTGTTGTTTGCAAGAGTAGAGAAACATGGTGCAATACTTTATGACCTAATAAATAGTAAAGTAAAAGGTGATAGAAAAGTTAACTTTATTCATGGTGGTGTTGATACCGAAGATAGAGAACAAGTAAGAGAAATTACTAACAGAGAAAAGAATTCTATTATTGTTGCATCTTATGGAACATTTAGTACCGGTATTAATATTAAAAATCTTCATAATGTAATATTTGCCTCTCCATCAAAGTCCAGGATTCGTAATCTGCAGAGTATTGGTAGAGTCCTAAGAAAAGGCAAAGATAAAACTAAAGCAAAACTATATGATATTGCGGATGACTTAACTATTGGGTCAAGAAAAAATTATACTTTGAATCACTTTATTGAACGTATAAAAACTTATGTTTCTGAACAATTCAATTATGATATTACAACAGTAAACATAAAAGACTAGAAAAGGAGGTAGTCAAATGGGAATTGAGGATGATTTCTACGCAACAATAAAATTAAAATGTGGAGATGAAATCTTTTGTAAAGTAGCAGCAAATGAAGATGGAGATCGAATTTTTCTTTTACTTTCTAATCCAATCACTGTAGAAGAAATTGTAATTAGAGGAACTGTGACTGGTTATAAGGTGGAACCTTGGTTAAAGACATCAGATGATGATCTAATCATGATTAATATAGATGATGTTCTTACGATGACTGAGAATAGTAATATAGATATGATTGCTTATTATCATGATTACCTTAGAAAAAATAATAAAGAGAATAATTCTAAACTCTCTAGAGAAATGGGATATATATCTAGTGTTAAAGAAGCTAAAAAGACACTAGAGAAACTTTATAACGATAATTAATTTATATAACCTATACTTTCCTTATCAACCCGGACAAGCCTAATCCTACTTGGTTTTTGAATACTTGTCAACTATATGAATTTCTGATATAATATTGAAAGAATTACTTATATCATAATGCCAATCCAACCGATGACTACTATGCGAAGAGGAAGAAACTCCGAACACTATGTTAATAATAAGGAGTTCCTTGAAGCTCTTGAAAACTACTTTGCAGACGTAGAACGTTGTAAGCTGAATGACAAATCCAAACCACCCATTCCTAGGTACATTGGTGAGTGTTTTCTAAAGATTGCAAACCACCTATCATATAAACCCAACTTCGTGAACTACATGTTCAAGGATGATATGATCTGTGATGGTATCGAAAACTGTGTAAGATACGTCCACAACTTTAGTCCTGAGAAATCCAAAAATCCATTTGCATACTTCACTCAAATTATTTACTATGCGTTCTTGAGAAGGATCCAACATGAGAAGAAGCAACTAGAGATCAAGAACAAGATCCTGGAGAAGACCAATTTTGATGAAGTCTTTGATACAAATGATCTTGATAGTGATAATTATTCAGACTATAACAGTATTAAAGATAGCGTTCACTCTAAGTTAAGATATTGATGCGTGTAGCAATTATTACTGACCAGCATTTTGGATGTCGTAAAAACTCTAAGATCTTTCATGATTACTTCTTAGATTTCTATAACAATGTATTTTTCCCTTATCTAGAGGAGAATGGTATCACCACTGTGATTGATATGGGTGATACTTTTGATAGTAGGAAGGGTATTGACTTCTCTGCATTAGCATGGGCAAAAGACAATTATTATGATCGTCTGAGAGACATGGGTGTTACCGTTCATACCATCGTGGGAAATCATACAGCATATTACAAGAATACTAATAAGGTGAATGCGGTTGACCTTCTACTTCGTGAGTATGATAATGTGCATGTATATGATTTTGCTACTGAAGTTGAACTAGATGGTCTTCCTATATTATTCATTCCGTGGATTAACAAAGAAAATGAAGAAAGTACTCATCGATTTATTAAAAGTTCAACTTGTCCGGTCGCGATGGGGCACCTTGAGTTAAACGGATTTAAAGTCAATAAAGCAATCGTAATGGATTGTGGTGATGACAGTAAACTATATTCAAAATTCTCTAAGGTCTTTAGTGGTCACTATCACACTAGATCGGATAATGGTAGTATTTTTTACTTGGGTAACCCCTATGAAATGTTCTGGACAGATGTTGGCGATTCAAGGGGATTTACCGTCTTTGATACATGTACTCAAAAACATTTTCATGTAGATAATCCTTACAATTTGTTTAATGTTTTATATTATGATGATGAACCAGCATCACTTATAGATACAAGACCTTATGAAAATAAGATTGTTAAGGTAGTTGTCCGTAACAAACCAAGAATTAAAGAGTTTGAAAAACTTATTGATAAACTATATTCCTCAAACGTACATGAACTTAAGATTGTAGAAAACTTTCAAATACAAGAGTCTGAGGACTTTGAAGTGGAAGAGTCAGAAGATACTTTTTCTATTCTTGATAGATATATTGAGGAATCAGAGACCGAATTAGATAAATCAACTGTTCAAAATCTGCTCAGAGAAATTTATCAAGAAGCTTGTGAGATGACTTGATGTATATTATTACAATCAAAGGAAAAGAAAAGGATGGGGCATATTCAGTATCTGATGAAGATGGGGATGAAATTCTTTATATGTTTCTAGAAGAGGATGATGCAATTCGGTTTGCATTACAATTAGAAGAGGATTGTGGATTTCCCTCCATGAAAACTATTGAAATTGATGATGAATTGATGATTAAAACCTGTGAACTTCATGATCACAGGTACACCGTGATAACCCCCAATGACATTGTGATTCCTAAAACAAATTATGATACTCTTTCAAAAGATTAGATGGCGAAATCTGTTAAGTACAGGTAATCAATATACAGAAGTAAATCTAGATAAAGATCAGACAACACTTATCATCGGAACCAATGGTGCAGGTAAGTCCACCATTCTTGATGCTCTGTGTTTTTCTTTATATGGAAAGGCGTTCAGACGTATCAATAAGGCTCAACTCATCAACACAACCAACGAGAGAGGAGCTCTGGTAGAGATTGAATTTAATGTCAATGGAACTGACTGGAAAGTCGTGAGAGGCATTAAACCAAATACTTTTGAGATCTATAGGGATGGAACACTTCTGGATCAATCACACTCTGCCATTGACCAACAGAAATGGTTGGAACAGAATGTTCTGAAGATGAACTATAAATCCTTCACCCAGATTGTGATTCTAGGTAGTAGTTCCTTTGTTCCTTTCATGCAACTCCCATCTTCTAGTCGTAGAGAAGTTGTAGAAGAATTATTGGATATTAAGATCTTTTCCTCTATGAATAGTTTGATTAAAGATAGGATTCGGTCTTGTAAGGAAGAGATTAGAACATTTGAATTGACAAAGACATCTGTCAAAGAAAAGATTTCTATGCAAGAGAGTTTTATTGAAGAACTTGAAAGTCGTGGTAATGCAAATATAGATTCAAATATGAAAAAGATTGATAATCTTTTGGATGAAGAAAATGAGTATGCTTTGAATAATGAGAGTTTAAACTATAAGATGGAAACTCTTCAAGGGCAGCTGAGGGATGTTACAGGTGCTACAGATAAACTTCGTAAACTTGGGAACTTAAAAGGTAAGATTTCTCAAAAAGTGTCAACAATTACTACGGAACATAAATTTTTTACAGAGAATAAGGTCTGTCCTACCTGTACACAACATATTGAGGAGGAGTTCAGAATAAATAAAATTGAAGACGCTCAAACTAAAGCAAGGGAGTTGCAATCTGGTTATAAAGAACTGGAAGAAGCAATTAAAGAGGAAGAAGAAAAGGAACGTCTTCTCATTTCCCTCAATAAGGAGATTTCAACACTCACATATGGTATTTCTAAAAACAATACTCAAATCACTGGATGTCAACGACAAATCAGAGATCTGGAATCGGAAATTCAAAGAATTACCGATCAGCTTGCAAACCGAAATACTGAACACAATCTGTTAGCTGAACTTAAAGAAAAATTAAAGAACACATACGACAAACTTGTTGAAAAAAGAAAAGATATCTTTTATCTTGACTTCACCTATAGTCTTTTAAAAGATGGGGGAGTAAAATCAAAAATCATCAAAAAGTATCTACCTCTGATTAATCAACAAGTTAATAAGTACCTACAGATGATGGATTTCTACATCAACTTTAAGTTGAATGAGGAGTTTGACGAGACAATTCAATCACCTATTCATGAGGACTTCTCGTACTCTTCATTCTCTGAAGGAGAAAAGATGAGAATCGATCTGGCATTGTTGTTTACCTGGAGAGAAGTAGCCCGATTCAAGAATTCAGTTAACACAAATCTCCTTATTATGGATGAGGTATTTGATTCTTCACTGGATGGTATGGGAACTGATGAGTTCCTAAAAATTATCCGGTTTGTAATCAAAGATGCTAACATATTTGTAATCTCTCACAAAGGAGGTTTAGAAGACAAATTTCAAAGTGTCATAAGGTATGAAAAGATCAAAGGATTCTCTACTATAGTATCATGAAGAAACAACACAAAACACCCGTAGACTTGTCTAAAAAATTCAGACAGTCTGGAATGACTTTAATTACCGACACTGCATCTGACAGGTATCTAGATGACTACACCAAATTGGCAACATCACTCCAAGAAGGAGAAGAAAAGAAAACTTAAACCTCAAGCAATGAGGGCCAGAAGAGAATCTCTTCGCCAATTCAAGAAGTGTCACCCGACCTCCCCCAAAAAGGGAGGTTTCGTTTTATATTAGCTACATACCAAACGAAACACCATGACCGTTAACTTAGAAGTCAAAGGTAATGTGGCTCGTCTCCTGGCCACAGAAAATCTTATTGTTGAAAATAAAAGAGTAGATACCGCATCATTCAACGTTGATACCCGTGTTCTGACCCTTCCTTTGTGGCAGAAGTCTTCTAATGTAGTATATGACCTATTGGTTGCTCACGAAGTTTCTCACGCCCTTTACACACCTAATGAGGACTGGGATTCTGAAGTTCCCCACCAGTTCTTGAATGTGGTGGAAGATGTTCGTGTTGAGAAACTGATCAAACGTAAGTTCTCTGGTCTTTCTAAAACTTTCTATCGTGGATACAAGGAGTTTTATGAGAAAGATTATTTTGAAATTGGGGATCATGATATCAATAAGATGAACCTGGCTGACAGGATCAATATTTACTTTAAGATCGGTAGTTTCCTTAATATTTCTTTTACAGAAAAAGAGAAGGAGATTGTAGATATTATTGGTGCCGTCAACACATTTGAAGATACACAATCTGCTGCTCTTGTTCTTTACAAATTTTGTAAAGAAGAGAACGAACAACAACAACAAATAAATATTAAACTTCCACAGAGTGATAGTGAGAATACACAATCTCCTTCACATTCTGATGAAAACTCCTATCCTATTGACAGTCAACCACAAGAGATATTGGAAGAAGATGTTGAAGAAGAATATATGGAGGAAGAAGAATCTTCCGATAATATTGAAGTGAAGACTGATACAGCATCTACAAGTAAAATACAGGATCTGGTAGACCTTAATGCGTATCCCAGTACCTATCTTGAAATTCCTGATATTGATCTTAGTAAGGTCATCAACACTAACAAAGAAGTTCATGATTATATCGAAGATTTTTGGGTTCCCTATACAAGGAGTCCTCAAACTCGATTATTTGATTTTCCAGATAATGAATATAACAAATTCAAAAAGACTGTCCAGAAAGAAGTCAACTATCTGGTAAAAGAGTTTGAGATGAAGAAGTCTGCAAATTCTTATGCTCGTGCCTCTGTATCAAGAACTGGTATCCTTGATTGTACTAAACTTCATACTTACAAGCATAATGAAGATTTATTCAAGAAAGTAACAACATTCCCTGATGGTAAGAATCATGGTTTGGTTTTTATTTTGGATTGGTCAGGTTCTATGGGGACAATTATGCAAGACACTATTAAACAACTTTACAGTTTAATTTGGTTTTGTAAGAAAGTTAGTATTCCTTTCTCTGTCTATGCTTTCACTTCTCAGTTCAATAATGATATTGTATATGATGATTATGGTTTCTGTAAAGATGGTCC